CGTTCCACCAATATGTCTCTCCATTTGATTGAGTCGAATATATTGGTAACGTCAAGGATGAAGTATAGTACCCTGAAGAACCAGATAGTCTAAATATTACATCTGCATAAGGATACCTTCTAGTTGTGTTGGGCTGAAAATATAAACTAAAAGAACTAGTAGTTGCACCCGGAGACATCAAATCTAACAGAGAAGCTGAATATGGCATCAGATTCTTAGCCGGTTTAAATCTAAATTCTATGGCATCAGGCACTACATCTGAACCAGCTCCTTTCAATCCATTTTGATATAATGCGAACCAAGGTATTCTAACAAAAGAAGACGTGGTATTAGCCAGGGCATATGAAAATCTTTCATATACATATTCTATGACAGCTGAGGTTTTATCAGTTCCACCATATTCATTAGTACTTAAAATAGAATCAGGTATACCATATGTAGTTATCAGTGCGTCTATACCTTTTTCTGTACCCCGAGATTTAAATATATGAGAAATATTATGCCATAATCTTTTTAATAATTCTTTTTGTATGTCTTCTCCAGACATAGATTCATTAGAACTACTTACTAAAGTTTGATTTGAACCAGTTAAAGGTAGAATACTACCATTAGGATTAATTCCTAAAAGGTAATTATAAATGTCATCATCGCTTTTTGAATTGTAAGTATCCATCCCTAAAGACTTTAAAGCGTAGTAAACTACATCTTTAGATATACCGGTACTTAAACTATTAGTGTTTTTATACAAATCTGTAACAGATTTTATATAAAGCCATATGTCGTCAAAATGTTGACCGACCATGTTACAAAATAAAACATAACTAAAATTAATATCATCCTCTTTTATATACTCGGGAACAATATTAATTAAGTTATTCTGATTATTTTGATCATAGTATGACGCAGTAAAAAGTTGCCCCCCATAATATATAGAGTTATAATCATCGCTTCCTAACCAAGTTTTTGAAATAGAGGAAGTTGTTGGGTAGTTAGTATAATAACCATACGAACCAGATTTTGGCCAACACTTGGAACCAGAAGAAAAATATAAATAATTTTCATATCCGTCAAAATTCTTTATAATATCATTTATTTTAGCTTGTAAGGTGTATATACTAGAACTTACATTAAATGATATAGTATAATTATTTATATTTTTTATACTATTTATACTACTCTGATTGTTTTCTATATTCTGAAGCTTGTAAAAAAAGTTTAAGAGTCTTTGTTTAGCAGAAGAAAAATGAACAAAGTTTTCATATAAACTATAGTCAGTATTTATTTTTATACCCGTAGTATTAGTTACATTGAGTAGTTTCTGATAGCCAGATAGGGTGCTATTAGTCAAAATATTTTGACTATTTATATATTCAGTTGGCTTTATAGAATTTTTTTCAACATCTATATCAAAATTTGCGTTTCGTAAAAAAGGTATCTTTTCTTCTACGACATCTGGGAATATGTCTATTTGAAATAGGTGTGGGTCGGAAAGTTCTTCCACAAACCACAGAGAACTTTTTAAATCGAACTCAGAAGGTAATGGGTTGTATAACTTTACTAAGATAGAATACGGATTAGTATTTTTATCCAATATTATATTTACAGCATTGACAATATTATTGTCACCAAAATTTAAATTAAAATCCTTGAAATAAGGAGAACTTTGGTATTCTTGAATAAAATTTAAAACCCCTGATTCAATATCACTATTAGAAATATCATTCGTAGATATTCTAATTTCTTTTCTATCTTGAGATATTTCTTTAACAAAGAAAAGTTTCTCATTGGTATTGAAAATTTTCTTTCTAAAAATATTGTATTGAACCTTATAAGAACCAAGGTAGTATCCAAGATATTTTAAATATTCCTCAGTTTTAAATTCTATTTGCTTACTAGTAGTTTCAGTTTCCCCCTGAAGTGTCCCCGGTACTGTATAGTATGTAAAATTATAATCAGATTTTATTAATGTATTATTCTGAGTATAAAGATGCGCTTCGATATAGTCAATATCTTGTCCAAAACTTCGGATAAAATCTTTTGTTGTAATTAATGTGGTATCAATTACATTATATTTTTCTAGACTATAATTTAATTCTGATATCGAAACACCCATTATTTATTATTTGTAGCCAACGTAGCTAATTGATTTTTTAGACTAACGTTTTCTTGTCTTAAAGTTTTTATTTCTTCTTCTAATTCAGCTAAAGATACTCCTATGTAATCAGAGCTTCTATTTATTAACTCTAAATGAGAATTAGTGTCTCCAACTGCGGGTATATCATAAAAAAGTTCGTCATAACTTTTAAAAAAATCATCAACGTTAGTAGGCTTTGTTACAACTACCGGCGCATCTTTTGGAACTAATTGATTAAAATTTACGTCAACTACGTTCTTAAAAGTGCTTATACCATATATTTTACGTTTTACGTCTACAGTTTGGCCCATTATTCTATTACTTTAAAGAATTGTTCGTTATCAAATACCAAGACGGAACCGTCTATTACAGTTTTAATTAAAACTTTATAATATCTTTCAGGTTCAAGTCCATACATATAAACATCGAAATAACTTCCTTTACTATCAGTACCTATCTTAGTATAATTATCATCAAATTCAATAACTGTCAAATCACTTTTAACGTCTTTTATACTAAAGTAAGATGAACTAGGTAAATATTTTGGTGTTGTATATAAAGATGAAGTAGTAAAAGTTCTTACAGGATATTGATCTCTAACATTTATTCTGAATCTTTCCACTGAATATTCATTATATGTACCTTTATTATTACTTAAAGATAGTCTGATGTCAGGTGACGTGGTTAAACTCATGGAAGCCGTATTAGGAGTATAAACAGTATTGTTCCATTTAAATTCTAATACTGGAGGGTAAATTGTATTGGTATCTCTAGAAAAATAATTTAATACATAACTGTAGTTACCGTTAAATTCTATTGACCCAGAGTTCATTATAATAAAACCGTTGTTCGATATTGTTCCAGACACCATGTTTTTGACTGCTGTAGTAACATCCAATGTGATATCTTTATCTATATAAACACCAAAAGATTGTGTAGACGGATAATTATAATACCAAGCACCTCCACCCACGCTGCCAGTTAAAAATGATGCAGTAACATTAACTGGGAATGAATTGGCTTGCCATTGATTAGTAGAGTTCGCGTTTCTGTATTTCCAAGAAACACCATTTATATCAACGGGATAATTACCATACTTGCCAGTACCCATATCCCAACTTTGGTATAAAGGGTAACATACGACGGTATAATCCGATGGAATTTCACTAGCATTTGCTAAATACAGTTTTAAATACGCCTTATAATCACTACCGGTTATGTATTTTGAATAAACATCTTGTATATCTGTATCAGAGAATTGTATCAATATTCTAGCCGCAGTAGAGCCTACCGGAGTTGTATTTGGGTCACCTAAAGCAAATAACGATGATGATATTACCATTCGTAATATTGTATTAAAACGTTAGTAAAATTTATAACATCGTCCGATAATGAACCTGAAGTATTATATGACCTGATATTAAATTCTGTAAAGTATTGAGCTGGCGGATAAGAGCCATCTGTCCCATTTGTATAAGACACCATTCTCACTTTAGCGTCAGAAAAAGACACCGCATAAGAATAACCATCTGTTACTTTAGAAGAACTAACTGCGGATCTTATTTTAATTTTATAGTCTCCAGGAGAGTTTCTAGTATAAACAACTGCGGTATAATTTAAATCGCCGGGCACACCGACAGATAAATTATCCGTGAATACTCTTTGTACTGCTGGCGCGGAAGTAGATGATTGAGATAATCTTGCAAAATACGTATAATTGGTATTGTTAGTACTATATACAATGTCTTCAAACATTGTTCCTATTCTTGTTGCAGTATTTGCAGCAGCAGTGGTTTCGTTCTTAATTGTAGCCGCGTTAGTTAAAAGTTCTGTGCGTGATTTACTCATTGTTTATTTTTTTGTAATTATGATATAGTAATTGTTAATTGTTTACCTGAAATATAATTCCCGTATGTTTTGGGTGCAACAACTTTTACAATATTACTGGTGGCGGTAGCTGTAAAGCTGTTTAAAGTTATTGAAGCAGCCAGGTTTGTTGCTAGAATACTAACATTTGTGTCAGTAGCAGGGTTTACAGTATATGAACCCAAGGGTACACCCTCCAAAGAAACAGATATAGATCCAGTAGAAGCCGGGTTCCCCGAGAAAGTCGGGTCAAAACTAGCATCAAAAGCGTCTGTTCCGACATATATGTAGGCTATTCCAACTTGTTGGAACGGATATAATACACTTTTTTCTTTTGTTAATTCCAATATAGCGTCCATTCCAGTGTTGGTTGTACTCTTTTCAGAATAAATGGTAGTATCTTTACTTGGAAAAATTTTATATACAGGCATTATTAAACTAAATTTTCATATTTTATCAAAATATCAGCATAGGCTTTAGCTAATTTACCATAATTGGCAAACCATTTATCTAAATCTGCCTTATTGTCAATAAAACATATTTCAATTAAAGATACTGTACCTTGTTCGCGCATTAAACCTAGTCTTCCTCTATGGCTTTCAGACTCGCTTTTTACGCCTCTATTAGGTATACCCAAAATGGTAGAGGTAGTATCAACCAATTCTTTGGCAAACATCTTGTCTAATCTATCAGCGTCGCTGCCAACTAAGGCTGTAGCACCACTTGCCTTACCATTAAAAGCGTCAAAATGATACTCTAGTACCACCGACCCTTCTCCTGTCTGTATTCTTTTAAGATAATCAGATAGTGTTTCGTCGTCTTTATCTGAAATATACTTAACATTCTTCTTATCTAATTCAGCATTGACAGCATCACGCTGCATACATGCCAAATGTGCTTCATTGTAACCAAAACCGGATGCTCCTGGGTCTACTTTAATCCCTTTTGGGTTATGTCCTGCGCTGTTAAAAATCATAAATTGTATTTTTAGTATGTTATTATCTTACCATAAATATCGTTGTTAGGATATCTCACCTCAAAAATTGCCGGGTCCAAACTTGGATATATTATGTTATTTTTTGTCGCACCTTTTATGTCGTATCCATATTCTGAATACCCATTTACAACACCATATTTGTTTGTTATATCAACTTTTACAACACTTTGCACGCCTTGTACAGCATTTAAAAGATTATAAATGTCTGATAGTATTATAGGTTGATTTATTTGCCATTTATCTATATTAAAATAGTCTTTGACGCTAGATAAGGCTTGATTTAATACTTCTCGACTGTTATATGCGGGTAATACTATTATATCAAAATTAACTCCTACGTTTATATAGTACGCGTCTTTTATATTTATACCGTCACTTAAAATTTTATATTGTCCAATATAGTTTTTAAGATTTTCTTTTATTGCACGAGAAGCTTTTGTTAGTTTTTTATCCGAATCAAAGGAAAGAACATAAAAACTTAGAGATAAAGGGTTACTATTTATAAAATCCTCTTGCTTATCATACTCTCCTAAAGCTAAATCTTGTGCCACATATACTTTAGATAACATTCCAAACTTGGAGGGCATGCTTAAAGCTCTTATCATGTGGTCGTCTTTGGTAACATTCCTAAGCTGAGTAGGAAAATTAGCCATTGTTTTAAGCCTGATATCTTCTATACTATCACCGTCACCCCCTCCAGAAGAAGGATTTTCATTATTAAAAGCAATTGAATTTTTAACATAGTTTAATAATTGCTGATTTAATGTTGATTGCACTAAAGAAACAGTGTTTAAAGACATTTCATATATCTGTGTAATGCTATTTGCAGGAACATTGGTTGATACACCACCACCAGATATATATCGTATAGTTAAATTTGTATTAGAAGGAGCAAGACCGTATTCCCTAGTATACATAAAGTTTGCTGGGTCAAATGCGGTGTTTAATTTAGTTATACTATCGATTAAACCTATGCCTATATTGTCGGAATTAGGAACAATTTCCTCATCATTAGAATTTATGATACCCGCCCCAAATTCTATTGTTAATTTATTGTTAGAATCAAATCTTGTGGTAAATCTACGTTGAACCTTTCGAGTTCTTAAAAGATATGGCGTAGTATTGTTATACTGAGAAAGAAAAGGATCATTTAATTCGGTGTTCCTGACCTCTTCAAAAACAGTATTTTGAGCTAAATAAGGTACTTCATACCATTTATTACCATCGCTATCAACTACATCTAATATTTCAATGATATTTTCATCATCTATTGTTATACTTTGAAATTTAATCGGATTACCAAAAGAAAAATATGCCGTGTTTATAGTCCCCGCAATAGCTTTTACTGATTTTTTCAGCAAATAGTAATCTGGTTGATTTGTTACAGTATTTATTTGGTAAACGTTTACACTCGTGGTATCGGCAGAAGAAGAAAAACTAAAATCAACTAAATCCTCTGTTATAAAAACAGTATTTGAAGCATCAGAAGATCTAACTTTGGTTTCTTTATCTACGATTAAACAATAGTTATAATCAGGAGAAGCCACCCCGCCATTTATTATGGCTGGCACCTGTTGATATACATCCAACAAAACCGTTGCAGTTGAAGTTACTCTGGGTCTGTACCCTAGAGCATAAGCTAAAGATATAAGATTTTCTTTTTCTTGAGCAAACATCAAGAAATTTTCTTGGACCTGCTTGTCGATATAAAAAGAAAGAACATCGCCTACGTAACTAGCCATCTCAATAAACATATTACCCGGGTTAGCATCGGAAAAGTCCGTGTAAGTCGTGGGGAAATAGTTTTTCGCGTATTGAACTAGCGAATTTTTAAAAGAAGAGAAGTCTTTATTAATATATGATATATCTTTAGTAGGCATTATGCTATTTTTATTGCTATTTTATCGTTAGTGTTATTATAAGAATAGTAAATCTGTATAGCCAAAGAATTATCTTCTTCTATTTTAGAAACGTCTACTTTGTTCACTGTTATATTAGGAACATATAGATATATTTTTTCAATCAATATTTCAGAAAGTCTTTCTTCATCGACCATCTGTTCAAAAATATACTGCCGTAGATTAGCGCCAAATGAACTAAAAGGTCTCTCACCAACATTTGATAACAAATAATTGATGAGATTACTTTTAATTTGATCTTTTGAAGAATATGTGGTTTTAAAAACGGTATCTTCTGAAAAAGGTATTTCAATACCTATTCCAACATTTTTATATATATCTTGTCTAAGTATATTATATTCTTCTCTTTTTATTGGCATCTTATGATATTTTTTCCTGCATTGCTTTCCAAGCAATAGAATTTTTATCTATAAACGGAATTGGGGCGTCGATGTCAGGAAGCGTTCCATTTAAAGATATATTCGTTGCATGTTCTTGACTTATGTTTGGTATAGGAGCAATAGGGAAACGCATAGACTCGTTTATCATGTCACTATTATCTTTTCCGAACATAGATTTCAATCTTTCTCTTTTCTTGAAATTATCTTCCGCAGCGGGTCTTTCCCCCATTTGTCGGTAACTATTGTGTCTGCTTTCTACTATAGTACTGTCTTTATAAGCAGCGTTTTCTTTAATGATTTTAGCTAAAAGTAGCTTAACATCTTTAAAGTCTTTTCTGTTCGTAGCTTCGATTTCCTCTCTAATTACGGATCTAACTGATTCTTTAATCAGCTCTTTAATCAAAATGATGTCGTCTTTTGTCATATAATATAAATATTTGAAGTTATAAAATTATACAGTGTCGTTTAATATTTGTTTTAATTCTTGATTTAATTCTTCTGCCGAGGATACAAAACTCGGTGCGGTTTGTTGAAACAACAGGCCGGAAAATTTATCATACGCTTTACCAATGAGCATTTTTTCTCCATATTTTTCTATTTTTAATATATACGTATTACCATTAGTACTTAAATACTCCTCTGATGTGTTATTAACATTTTGACCCCCAAGAAGGTCATACACGACCATTTCTTGCGCTTTATTTGAAGTTATGTTATTATTGTTGTCGTCAATTTTAACTTGAACCTTGAGCCCATTAAACCGGTTTTTTAACAATTCTAAAAGTTTCTTATTTTGTAATAAAGAAGATTGTAATACTTTTAAGTTCTGAGTTAATATTTCTTTTAAAAAAACTATTTTAATTGCTTTTTTGAATACTGTAAACATCGGACCCGAAACAGGATTAAGTGATAATATTGTTTCTTGCACAGATAAAACTTTAAGTAAGATTGTTGCGGTTGTAGCTATAGCTGAAAGAGTTTCTATGGTTGTGCTTAAAATATTTATAGTGTTTGTTATCGAATTTATTTTATTTTGTATATTTTCTTGGATTTGTGCAGCTTTTTCAATATTATCGTAAGTAGTTTTTATTACTATGTTTGTTCCTTCTAATAACACTTTAGATTTATTATCAGACATTTTTATAAAATCTCCGTTTAGATTTTCAATTTTATCTGCTACTGTGTTTATTAAAGAGTTTGATTTAAATAATATTTTTTTTATTGAAGCTCCTATAGGATCACTAATAGCAGAAGTCACATTCTCTTCTATCTTTTGTTCTATGTTAAGATTTGAAGAAATTGTGTTTTTTATACCGTTTATGCTATTTACATCTAAATTTGTCATATACTATAAGTTGTTTCAGATTTTATTTTTTCTATATTTTTTTGTATAAATTTCAAATCAGACGATAATTTATCAGCTGCTGCATTAATCTGTATTAAATTTACTACTCCGGCTCCTGCGCCCGTAGCTGTTTTCAATGCTATTGAAAAAGAATCTAACGCAGTAATCATTTTATTTAAAATTTTTTCTGCTTGTGCTCCTTTTGCTATTGGCTCTAATTCTCCTTTAGAACTTAGTCCTAATTGTATTATTGGAGAATTTACAATAAAAAATTTATCTTTTTTAGTATAATTTTCAGGCCCCACATTTATATGTACATCACCATAAGCTGATATAACAACGTCTTTCTTAGATAAAAGAAAAATATTATCTTTTTTAGTATTGAATATAATTCTGTCTGTATTCAATATGACACTATCACCTTTAAATGTATTTATATCCTGGAATGCCATTATCAATATTTTTTTGGTATACGTAAACTTCCACCGAAAGTTCTTAGTTGTTCTTCTCTTAAAATAACTCTATATCCATCTCTCCTACCAGGGTCATTTACTATTATACGATTACTGTCTGTAATTCCCACCACTACGACAAAGTGACCTCGGTTAGGGTCAGTTATGCTTAAATTGGTTGGCTTACGGTATAAAATTATAGGAATTCTAGGAGTTTGTTCTTTAAATACTTGAATTATTTTAGCATATCCTTCTACTCCTCCTGAGATATTCACTTTAGTTATATTGAATCCTTTTGCACTATAAAAAGCACTTGAATTAAAATTGTTACTAGAATCTAAATATTTTTTAGGAATAGTGTTTTGAGTGGCCTCAGTTGTTATATTATAATATTTCATGACCATTTCTGTACTGGCTAGGAAGCATTTCCATGGTGTATTTTGAATTATATGTTTTACATTTAATGCAAAATTTATACCGATTGTAATAGTAGGAGAATTTGCGTCCTCATAAACTTCTGATATACTTTGATTAAGATCTATCACATCTTCTAAATCGGAGGTCATAGTAACAAATTCGTCCATTTCCCCTTCAGTATCAGGAATAGTAGCCAGTTCGTCTGATAATTTATTTTTGTCTTTATTCTCGGTTCCACTTGTTATAACTTTCTTTTCAGTATATTTCTCCTCTTTTACGGGAGCGGTTTCGTTTTGTTTTAACGATGTGCTAGGAGTATTATTTACAACATTATCTATTTCAACCATATTCCTTTTAGTTGATTCAACTTTTTGACCGTATGATTCAAAATTATAATTTCCTAAAACTAGTGGGTTATTCTGTCCAGACAGCATATAAAAAGAAGAACCATCGTTATTTATATCTTCATATATAGCCTTATTCAACTCTTTCTTTAAGTTGACATTTTGACCATTTTTAATTAAAATAACTGGTTTATTATCTTCTCCTGTTAAAGGATTTTTAATAGAAGTTTTATTTGAACCGCCAAGTCGTATAGTATTTCCAAATCTGCCTTCAAATGTTATATCTCCGGGATTATGTATTAAGGGTCTAATAAGCCCAGTATCTTTAAATCTATCACCTGTAACAGATTTACTTTTATCTTTGAAAAATCCCGCATCGGGGGTGGCATTATGTTCAGGAGAAAACCAA